CGCGCCGAGATGTGGCACATCAAGAACGAGCTCAAGGAACTCGTCAGCGGCGAATGGATACGCATCAACCCGAAAAACATCGCCGCCTATCGCCAGCGCAACCAGGTGAACATCTGTTACCTGTCGAATGAGGGCCAGCCGCTGCCCATCGACAACGACGACCGCCGGCACCTGGTGGTATACACCCCGCCGGCGCTGTCTGAGGAATATTACGACGACGTGTTCATCGAGATCGAAGCCGGCGGCGTCGCCGCTCTTTACCAGTACCTGCTCGATCTCGACCTTACCGGCTTCCACCCGAAAAAGCGGCCGCCGATGACTGACGCAAAGCAACGACTGATGATGCTTTCCAGCCCGTCCGAGGTGCGCTTCGCTACAGAATGGATCACCGGCGATCTTGGCATGCCGGTATGCCCGGCGCTCGCTGGCGATGTCTACGCCGCCTATCTGCGCTGGTGCCGCACGAATGGCGAAAGCAGGCCGCGCCCGTCGAATCACTTCCACGGGTCACTCGCCCATTTGCCAGGCTGGGAAAAGAAGAAGGCGCGCGTTTTCCCGAGCGATCACGCCGTCGAAACAGAGGTCAAGCCCATCATTTTTCCTCCGGTCGCCAATGTCGAGGCCGCTGGAAACGGGCAGGTTCCAGGAACCGCGGCAGCACGCTGGTTGATGGAATGCGTCGCAAAGTTCGCGGAAGCCAGCAAAACCAGCGAGGGCAACGCATGGGCCGCATGACTGTTCCGGGTTCGCGGCACCATGTTACGGGTACCCGTAACGCCGGAAACCCGCACCAGTACAGGCTTGTTCCGGGTGTTACGGGTGTTCCGGGCCAACGCGCGCGTATACACGTGCACTCGCTCGCGCGCCTCGCGCACACATCTGAATATCTCCCGCGCGTGTACACAAGGAACACCCGTAACACCCGGAACAAGCCTTGTGCCGCAAGGCTTTCGGCTGTTACGGGTACCCGTAACACAAAACCGGAACCCGTAACATGACCGAACCACCCAAAAAACCCATGCGCCAGGCCATGCCTTTTACTGCCAGCATCATCGATGACTTCCGCGCAAACTGGCCGGAGGCAGGAATAGAGCAGGCCGTCCGCGCCGGCATCGCCGGGCAGAAGACCTTCCACGCTATCGAAAACGGCCACGAAGTCGGCACGCCGATCCCCTACAACCCGACCAAGGCTGTTCGCCTCTCGGATATCGGATGGGCGCCGCCGACTCACCCCAAGGAAACCCGCTGATGGACATCTCCGACCGCGCAACCCAGCGAGAAGAATTCGACCGACACATCGCCATGCTCAAGCACGCCGCGCACGCGCCTGGGCTGCCGGTGACGGGCGCCTGCCACTGGTGCGACGCGCTATTGCCTGCTGGCGCGCGCTTCTGCGACAAGGACTGTCTTGACGACTGGCAACGCGAACAGGACGCGAGCCAGCGCGGCGGTTGGCGCGCATGAGCGGAATCGGCCTCAAGGTCGACATCCGAGGCATCGCCGAAGTGCAGCGCCGCATCGGGCGCCTGCCCGGCGAACTGCAGGGCAAGGCCATGTCCGCCGCCATCAACAAGACCGCGCAGAAAGCCCGCGCAGAAATCAACCGCGCCATCACGCAGGAATACGCCGTCAAGGCAGACGAAGTGCGAAACGCCATCAGCCTGCGCAGCGCCAGCGGAAGCAATCTGCAGGCCGTCATCGACATCTTCGGCAGCAAGAGCCGGCGCGGCCGATCGGCCAACATGATCCGCTTCCTCGCCGTCGCCGTCGCCGCCGGCGCCAGCTTCAAGACGCGCGGCGCCGTCGGCATCAAGAAAAAGGACATCGCCGCCCTCAAACGCCAGCTAGGCTTCAAGATTCGCCGCGCCGGCGGACTCAAGAAAATCGATGGCGCCTTCATCGGCAACAAGGGGCGCACCGTCTTCATTCGCACCGGCGATGCACGGCTCCCGATCAAGCCCGTCCAGGTAATCGGATTCAGCCAGATGTTCAACGCGCGCAAGATCCGCGACCGCGTCATGGCCAAGATCGACAAAGACCTCCTAGACGAAGTCGACCGCGCCATCAAGTCCGTCCTGGCGAGGGCCGCATGAGCGGCCTCTCCCGACGCCAGTTCGCCGCCCAAATCGGCAAGTCCGTCGGCTATGTGCAAAAGCTCGTCGACACCGGCCGCTGCGTCCTCACGCCGGCCGGCAAGATCGACGGCCCGGCCAGCCTTGCCCGCATCGCCGAAACGCAAGGCGGGCGAACCGACGTCGCCGACCGCTGGGCCGCGCAGCGCAGCCAGCCCGCCGCGCCGCCCGCCGCCCCGGCGCCCGACATCGACGTCGGACACACCGACGGCAGCAGCCGCGCAAAGGCCAAGGCGCTGCTCATGCACTACGAAAACAGCATGCTCAAGCTCGAAATGGCCATGCGCCGTGGCCTGCGCTTCGAGCGCGCCGCCGTCCGCCGCGAAGCCACCGGCCTCGGCGCCATGCTGCGCGCCGGCATCGAGCGCGTCATCGACCAGACCGCCCCGCGCCTGGCCGCCTGCGCCAACGACCTGCAGCGCCGGCAGATCCTCGACAAGGAAATCGCCCGCCTGCGCCACATCATCAAGCGCGAAATGCCGCGCGCCCTGCGGCGCATGCGGGCCGAAACCGCAAAACAACCGGAGGCCACCGCCTAAATGCAGATCGAAACCCTCGCCGTCGACCGGCTCATCCCCTACGCCCGCAACAGCCGCACACACTCCGACGCGCAGGTGGCGCAGATCGCTGCCAGCATCAAGGAATTTGGCTTTACCAACCCGGTGCTGATCGACGCCGAGGGCGGCATCATCGCCGGCCACGGCCGCGTCATGGGCGCGCGGCAGCTTGGGATGGACAAAGTGCCGTGCATCCGGCTCGGTCACCTGACCGAAGCGCAGAAGCGCGCTTACGTCATCGCTGACAACCGGCTGGCGCTCAACGCCGGGTGGGACGAAGAAATGCTCGCGCTCGAAATGCGCGACCTGATGGACGAAGGCTACGACGTCGGCCTGACCGGCTTCGACCTCAAGGAAATTGACGCCCTGCTGGCCGGGCTGGACGCCACGCCGGAAGGCGCAACCGACGCCGACGAAACGCCGGAGGTGCAGGCCGAAGCGGTCAGCAAGCCGGGCGACGTGTGGCTGCTCGGCAAGCACCGGATCATGTGCGGCGACAGCACGGTGGCCACTCACGTCGAGGCGCTGCTGGCCGGAGCCGTTCCGCACCTCATGGTTACAGACCCGCCATATGGCGTCGAGTACGAAGCAGATTGGCGAAACAAAGCGCTGCGTGCCGTTGGAAAGGTGCTAAACGACGACCGCGCCGACTGGCGCGAGGCGTGGGCGCTGTTTCCCGGAGACGTGGCTTATGTGTGGCACGCCGGTTCGCGCAGCCATGTCGTCGCGGACAGCCTGGTGGCGTGCGGATTCAACCTGTATTCGCTGATCGTATGGGCGAAAAACACGTTGGTGATCGGGCGCGGCCATTACCACCCAAAGCATGAGCCATGCTGGTATGCGGTGAAAAAAGGGAAAACCGGCCACTGGCAGGGCGACCGCAAACAGACAACGCTGTGGCAGATCGACAAGCCGCAAAAGTCAGAGACCGGGCACTCCACGCAAAAGCCCGTAGATTGCATGCGCATCCCCATCGAAAACAACAGCGTCGCGGGCGACAGCATCTACGAGCCGTTCAGCGGCAGCGGAACGACCATCATCGCCGCCGAACAAACCGGCCGCCGCTGCTACGCGATGGAACTGTCGCCGAACTACGTCGACGTCGCCGTCCGCCGCTGGCAGCAATTCACCGGCAAGCGCGCCACGCTCGAAGCCACCGGCGCGGAGTTCCCCGGCTAAATGGCCTCCCTCGCCGACCTCCAGGCCGAGCGCGAGCGTCTAAAAGCCGCCAACGCCAAGGCCGAATTCAACGCCGCGCTGAAATTCGTCAAGGCCACCGAACGATGACCGCGCCAGGCCTCACCCGCCGCCAGTTCGCCGCCGAAATCGGCCGCTCGGTCGGCTACGTGCAAAAGCTCGTCGACACCGGCCGCTGCATCCTCACCGCCGACGGCAAGATCGACGGCCCGGCCAGCCGCGCCCGCATTGCCGAAACGCAGGGCGGCCGCCCGGACGTCGCCGAACGCTTCGCCGCGCAACGCCAGCCCGCCGCCACGCCGGCCCAGGCCGCCCCAGACATCTACGTCAGCCACACCGACGGCAGCAGCCGCGCAAAGGCCAAGGCGCTGCTCATGCACTACGAAAACAGCATGCTCAAGCTCGAAATGGCCATGCGCCGTGGCCTGCGCTTCGAGCGCGCCGCCGTCCGCCGCGAAGCCACCGGCCTCGGCGCCATGCTGCGCGCCGGCATCGAGCGCGTCATCGACCAGACAGCCCCGCGCCTGGCCGCCAGCGCCAATGAACTGCAGCGCCGCCAGATCCTGGAGGCGGAAATCCGCCGCCTCAAATTCATCATCAAACGCGAAATTCCGCGCGCCCTGCGCCGAATGCGCGCCGAAACCGCAAAACAACCGGAGGCC